TAACCGGCGGGCCGAGTCCTTCCATGAGGCTTGAGATATCAAGTCTACAATCTCGCCTGGGTGGCGGGTGACGTAGTCAGTCAATCTCGAGATTTCATCGGAAGTTAGGACCGAGGGAGAGTCCAAATAGGCCGGGTCTTTGGACTTTAGTGCTACTTGGCTGCGAAGGAGATCGTTCATGTGGGGTCTGAATTGACTCCATCCTGGATGACCTTCCGCTCCTTCTAATCGGGAGGCGAGTCCAACTATTGGAATGATGGGATCGGGATAGGAGCTCTCATTGAACGCTGTTTGCTGAACCGTTCTGGAGAGCAGGGGCCAGGATGATCCCCTATCAGCGTCGATGATTCGCCGAAGAAAGGTGCGACCTCTTTTCGCTTCACCTTTCGCCCCACCGTGTTTGAGGCCTTCGGAATACCTGTCGGGATCGACGTTCTTAGGGGTTCGGAACATGACATCATCACCTTGGGCTAGAATGATGAATGAGCCTTTGATCCAAGAGGAGAGGAACGTTTCATCGATGGTCCGGAGGGCGGTCAGGGTAGTTATGAGGCTGTAGAGGGTACCAATGTCGCTGGTACACTTCCAACCTGATAATAGACCACCCGCTCCCCGGACGTGACCAATACCGCTCCTGGGTGATCTCCAGTTAGGGTAGACGACCCCCGATCTGTTTTCGTCATAATCCAGGAGAATTGATAAGGACAATGGATCAAAACCGTTCAAAATCAGCTGATCGATCATCACCCGACGGAAGGGGGCGGTCAGCCTGAGATCCATTCCAGACAAATCGCTCTCGATGTAAGAGCCGCCTGTCGCCTTCATTATTGATAGGGCCTGCTCTCTGGACTTCGCGTCGTGCCATAGTCCTGGTGTTGACGCTCGAGCGGACTTGAACTGGAGGGTGAAACGTGATACCATGATATTCAGCCAGAATGGAATCATGTATACGTGACGCTGCCTTGGATACATGTTGTAGGTTGAGGAGGTGGCCGTCATTGACTCATTCCATTCAACGGTTGGCTTGCGGGTAGCCCCGTATCTCTTGGATATCGTTGCGGCGAAACACATTGAATCGGGGAAACCCTCATTCTTCCAAACTGATTCGATGGTGTCCATGTAAGTGAGGACTCCCCTTCCGTTCTTCGATAAATACCGTCGAGGGTTGGGGAGGATCGCGGCGGTCGCGACTCGGCCAATGGGGCTCATTTCCTTAGAGGCGAGGGTCGGTAGACCGACATTCGTATCTATAGGATCAAAGTCATCGGTAATCGCGTCGTACCAACTCCCAGGATAGGTTATACCCCGTCCTAGTTTCTTGATCACTTGTGCGGCGGTATCTTGCCACAGATCCGAAACTTCGTATAAGGCTGATCCAGCTACACACGGCTCTACAAACCAGCCGAATGGGACGCTTCGTTGAATCGTCAGCTTAGAAGCGTC